GAGCTTACAGAGGAGCAAGTTGAGGTTGTTGCTGATGTACTACAAGTTGAAACTGAAGATGTTGCTATCGTTGCAGAGGCGATTAAGTCAGACGAAGTAGTAGCTGAAGCTGTAGAAGAATATGTAGAAAGAGCTGTAGAGAATGCAGATGTAGAGGACTACACCCTTGCTGATGTTGTCACAGAAGTACAGTATGAAGCATTTTTAGAAAATCCAATAGAAGTTTTTATAGATATAGATGTACAAGATTTAAACCTTGCAACTATTGGTGATGACATGACTCAGGACCAGAGAGAAAAAGCACAAGAAGTTGTAGTGCCAGTTATTTTGACTAGAATAGTTAGTATCGCAGCTTTTGTGATGAGGAAATCATTATGATAAAAAAAATATGGAACTGGTTTATAGAAATAATTAAAGAAACACTAAATCTTAGTTGGACTTTAGTTGGATTAGTTATTGCTACGCTTACATTAACTGGTAGTGCTCAACAAATTACAGGATTAGCGACTATAATTACATTAGCAATATGGTTATTGACCATAGGATTTAGAAAAGATAAAGATAAAAGTAAAGGTCAGGTTAGTAGATGATTTGTGGATTATGTTCTGGAAGTTGTGCTACTTGCCCAATAGGTGGATTAAATGAAATTACAAGTAGTTAGACATCAGTTTGGAACTGATGCAACATGTGGAATATTATATATTGATGGTCAGTTTGAGTGTTTTACATTAGAAGACCAATACCAAACAGTAAAAGTTATGCACGAAACTTGTATTGATGATGGTGTGTACGAAATTAAGTTTAAAAAATGGGGTGGCTTTCACGAAAAATATAAGGTGCGTTATGGTGGAGACCACTATGGTATGTTGCACATACAAAATGTGCCGAACTTTTCGGACATACTTATCCACACAGGGAATACAGATGAGCATACATCAGGTTGTTTATTGCTAGGTGAGACACAACAAGACTTGGACATGGGTAAAGATGGATTCATTGGTTCAAGTAAGAACGCATATCTAAAAGCATACAAGAAGATAGCTAAAGAGTTATTAATAGGTGTAAAAGTGACTATAGAATACACAACTATTACTAAGTTATTAGGTAAAGAGTTATCAAATGCTTCTACTGAAGATGTTGTATTAGCTAGAACAGTTATGGATAAATTGCAAGAACTTAAAGAGGATATTTCTGAGGTAAATGGAAATGTAATTACAAACAACGCTATGCTAAAGGGTAGATTGATACAATAATGTTAGAAAAATTTAAACGAAAAAGAAATTCTGATGGTACATTCAAGAAGGATGTGGCGTGGACACCATGGAATGAAGCATGGAGTTATAAAATGAGTGAAGACTTAAAAGATATGCTTGAAAGAACCAGTTGGACCTTCGTTGAAGCGTTCATAGGAGCATTAACAGTTGCTCCTCTTGTTGGTGTAGAAGCTGAAACACTTCAGTTAGCTGCATTAGCAGGTGGTGGTGCTGCATTAGCAGTCATCAAGACATACGCTAAAAAACAAATATCCAAATAGGATAATACAACAGGGCAAAGGAGGTTAGTATGCCTAACATACCTGAAGAGTGGGGTAATAACTTCTATAAATCTGGTTGGAAACCAGGCGTAGATGTTAATGACCAAACAGGTCAAGGTGAAATCACACATGTTGGAACAGACCCAAACTACACAAATAAGTTTGACCAGATTCTGCGTGAATGGGGTTATGACCCAAAGCTATATGAGATAGAAGGTACAGTAAGGTCTAGTTCATGGTCTGTACAATTAAAAGGAGGTCGCACTGAGACCTTCTTTGCATTTAAAGGGCTTGTAAAAAAGAAAAGTCCTACCCATGACAAATACTTTAACGAGTTGTTTAAACGAGCAGCAAAGAAACCACCAGTTATCTCTAAGTTTAAACAAGGTGACACTGCGTTTATGTTTTTTATGAGTGACTGGCAACTTGGCAAAAAAGATTATGGTGTAGAGAATACTATCAACAGATACGATAGAGCTTTACAAGATGCAGTAAATAGAATCAAAGACCTGCGTAGGTTAGGTCACGATATAGATGAGATATATATGGTAGGACTTGGTGACCTTACAGAAAACTGTACGCCACACTTCTACGAATCACAACCACATAATGTAGAACTTACATTGATTGAGCAGTACGCATTAGCAAGAGCTATGATTATGAAAACCATAGATACATTCTTACCTCATGCACCAAAGTTAATCTTGGCAGGTGTTCCAGGTAATCATGGTGAGATGTCAAGGACCAGTAAAGGTCAGGTAGCTACAAACAGATTAGATAACTCAGACACTATGCACTTGCAGATATGTGGAGAGATTATGAAAGCTAATCCAGAGAGATATAGCAAGGTTGAAGTAAATGTGCCTACTGGCTTTCATCAAACGCTAGTCATTAAGGGTAAGACAGTTGCCTTTACACATGGACACATGACTGGTGGTGGTGGTAATCCAGAGGCTAAGATAGAAAAATGGTGGAAGGGTCAAATGTATGGATGGTTGCCAGTAGGTGACGCAGAGATATTAGTGACAGCTCACTATCATCATTTAAGAATGAAACAACAAGGAGATAGAACTTGGTTTCAAGCACCATCAATAGATAAGAGTATAGATTTTACAGAGAGAACTGGGTTGTGGTCACATCCTGGTGTCCTTACCTTCACTATAAGTAATAAAGGTTGGGATAATTATTGCCCACTATAAAAAAATATAGTCGCTGTTTAAACAGGTAGTTCTTTGTACGCTTTGGCGTTGCCCATAAAATCTTTTTCTGGATAATACTGTAATGGTATTCTTGGGTCAGTCCAGTAATCATATAATTTATGGTGGTCTATCCACACTGGGTCTGCATCTATGTTTTTAAAATACATGATACCTACCTTGACTTCTTTAAATCTTGAACCTTTAAATGCCATTTCCTGTATCTTGTAGTAGTCTTCTGCTTTAAGTTTGTTAGTTCCTTTAACTTCTATAAAGTATATATATCCTTTACGAACCAGTATATAATCTGGTAGCAGTAGTATCTTTGTTGCATACCAGAACAAGTCTAGTTTGTTTTCTTTAGGGTCAGTTCCTATGCGTAAGTAATCTTGATACTCTACACATTCATTAGCTTCTAAATGTTTTTGCATTGCTAAATCTGCCATGTCTTCACCACTGTTTCTTGATTCGTATGTGTCTTTGTATGTATTACTCATAATAAATTAACTACTTCCCTCCTCTGCCATGTCATAACAATAATCACACAAAGGTCTATCTCCAGTGCTTATGTATGGCTCATCTTTCTGGACAACTACATGAGTAGTCATCATACATCTAAATATATAAAGCATTATTCTTTACACCTCATTATCATCACCTAGCTTTACCCAACATATATTACATACACTATGGTCTTCGTCTTGGTCTGTTAATTCACTGGCACACAGCATACAGTTAGCTCCTCTTGGTACAGCTTGTACATTACCTACCTCTTTTTGTCTAACCCAAAACTCTTGCAATGGTTTGCTCATCTCTTCAAAAGGGGATGACATCTTGATTACCTCCTTGGTCTGCTTTTTTTACCATGGCATGACACACTTGGTATGTCCACTTATGGTAGTTATCTTCTTCTGTTTGTTTGTATCTTGCTCCACAATATGTGTTGCCCTCCATGTCTGTATAAAATATCTTGTTGTTTAAACAGACATGTGGTGCTTTACATTTAGTATCTGGTTGTGCTGCAACATCAAAGTTATGGTTAGGGTATCTTTCTTTTAATTTAGATTTAAGTTTATCTACATTAAAGATTTGCCCTGCACTCTCAAGTGACACCTATGAACCATCCTTTAATGACCAGTCTCCATCATTATCTATCCAGTCAAATACATTACCTTTAGTAAGTAAACCATCAGCTAAAAACTTCTTTGCTTTTTTAACTAGGTCCATGTCGCCTTTGTCTGTTGATTTACTGATAGCTTGGTTAAACTTCTCCATCTGTTTTTCAGTTGGGCTATCACCTGGGTTTTTTATAACAGGTTTTTGTTCTACTTCTCCAAAGACATCTGCAATAATTCCTTCTTGCTCTGCCTTATCACCAATCTCATTTGCTATCTGTTCAAACAAGTCAAGGTATTGACCAATCATATTGTTATCCCACTTCTCTACATCTTTGTCATTACCTTGTCCAGTAAATTGTGTATAAGATGTTTGCTTAGCTTGGTTCTCTATATCTTTAGGTAAATCAAATCCTTCAATAACACTTGCTATTTGTTTAGCCACCTTCTTATAACCAATGTCTTCTTCAAACTTCTTGATAGATTCTTCAGTTATATCCTTGACTTCTTGTGTCGGCTTGTTTTCTTTTTTACGCTTGTCTACCTTTGCTACTTCAACATTATCATCTTGACCTGAATAAAATTCTTCTTCAGTAATGTCACCAGTCCAAAGATGTAATCCAATATTGTGACGCATTGCTCCACGCTTTAGTGCGTCACTCATACAAAGTTTTAAAAGGTTGCCTTCAGTATTGTTGTTCTTAACATCAACATTATCTACATCCCCAATTTCGTCATGGCTTACTCCCCATAATGTAAAGGTAGTGACAACTGCTCTAATCTCACCATTAGAATTTCTAACAACTTCTTTTAATATATGTGACCACTCTCCATAAGCCACCTTGTTTAAACGCTTAGTGACTAAATGGTGTGGTACATACTGACCGAACTTACCTTTAGGTGCTTTTTTAATTTCATCTTTACTAAATGGTTTAGTAATTTCTTTTATCTTTTTATCGTCCATACTATTCTTCCTCCTGTTTGCTCTCTATAATCTTGTAGACTCTCTGCCTACTTACTTTTATAATCTCTGCCACTTTTATAACAGACATTACTTTGTTCTTAATTATGTATGTAATAAGTCTAGCTCTTTGTTGAGACAATTTTTTTTCTTTTAATCTGTTGTCCTTTATTAACTGTGTTAGATGTACAAGTCTATCTTCATGTTGCCCTTGTGGTATATGTTGAAAGCACATCTCAACACCATTAATATATGTGATAGCTCCAAAACTACCAGTAATATCAGAATCATTTATTATCTGCATTGTCATTCTTCCTCCTCCTTAATTTCATATCCATTAATATCTGTAATTGTTTCTTCTTCTTGAATTTGCAGTGCTATCTTTTGTGTGTTCTCATTATGGTCGGCAACAAAATCGTCTAATAACTCACCTATTCTCTGCGTGTTTAAACTGGTAAGTAATATTCCTTTCTCTACCTTTTGCCCACCACAAGCATTTGCTAATTTAATTGCCCATGTCTTAATACTTTTGGGGTCGTCAAATATATTAGGCATAAGCCCACCTCCTTCTCTTCTTCTTTTGTTTTACTTAGACTGTTTCTATTTCAACTAACTTTATAATAAACATATCTTGAAACTCATCCTTTAGTTTCCTGACTTGACATTGAGCGTCATGTTTGTTGTCAAACTCCCATGTGATTCTTCCACCTCGCAGGTCAATACTTATTACTTGATATATCATAGTTCTCCTATGTAATCCTCTATTTAATTTTAGTCCTTACTTTCATATATGTAAACTACTGTTGAGGTACAAGGTGTAAGCACAATGAACAAAACCTACACCTTGTTTAAACATATACCTCATTCATTAATTAAACACCTTCTCTGCTATTTCATCTAAAAGATATAATGCCTTATCTGTTTCAACAACAGAGCTTATATTCTTTTTGATTATGTTAGTGAGTTGTTCTAATGTCTCTTCTAAGTCCTCAGTGTCGGATTTTTTCCATATAACTACTGAGCCACCTAATTCATACTCAGCTATCTTTGATTCATCTGCTAGTTCTTCTTTTGAATATGTACTTGTATATCCCCAGTTAGTATGCCCCCAAGTTTCTCTACAATACTCATCTAAAAGTTCTGTTGCGTCTCTACTCATTGTTTAAACACTCTCCTCTATAACATTGGTATCTACATACCACTTGTGTAATATAATCTGCTGTTCTTCGTTTAACATATCAACTACAAAGTTGTATCTGTTAGTCATTATATTATGTAGTCTGTACTGCTCCTTGTATGCCTTCCTTAGTGCGTACCTGTCTGCTAACAGTCCACTCCATATCCATGCTACAATTACTGCTCCTATTATTATGTATGTCTCCATTACATTCCTCCCTTTATTTTCATATATTTATTCCATAAGGTTTTGTCTTGCCACCACAAAAGTCTGCCCTCTCCATGTGTGTCTCTGTAAATAGTTCCCTTGTTAGATGAATCTTTAATTTCTAAATCATCTTCGTGTTCATATTGACATAAGTTCTTACACATAAGAGTTGCTCCACCCTGTTTAAACATTGAGTACTTATATGCTTGTTCTGGAGTTCCCTCCCATTCACAAGTATTACAATCTAATATAATCATTATTCCTCCTCTAGTAATGCTGTATCTTCTACACCATTAATATTTTTTACTTGTGTCCAAACAGTTTCTAACTGTTCATCATCAATAGTTAATACTAAATAAGCCATTATTCCTCCTCCTCCATAAGCTCCATACCATTTGGCAAGTCTATTGGCGTTGTCTCTCCCATTGTCCTATCAAATCCCATCTCTTTGAGTTTGTTTAAACAGTGCTCTGTGTACTCACCATCTTCAGTTATCCAACCATAGTCCATCATGTCTTGCACTTGGTCTGCCACTGCCTTATTTACATCAAGGTATTCTCTGTATGCCTTCTGGTCTGCCTTCCTAATCAGAGTTCTAAAGAACATTGTGCATTGTTCAAAGTTAAGATGACCTTGTTTAAACATGCTGTGCATTATCTTTATATAATTACTGTCGTTGTGTTTACCTGCGTCCATCAAGGTTTGGTTTACATACCCTTGATATGTTTTTATATCACTCATTGTTTAAACACTCTCCTTGTCTATTACTACTAATCTTTTAGTTGTAGTCTTGCCTTCTTGGAATGCTCTCATGTGTATCTTGGATTCGTTGTATGTATATTTGTTTTGTATACACTGCCACAACTGTTGTACCACTTCCACTGTGTTGTGTAAGTCCTTGGCTAACTTCTTCTCTTGTCCTAATAACTCATTTAATAAAGTTATTCTTGTGTAGTGCCAAATTGCATTATCCATTTCACTAAAATCCCACTTCCTTACTTTATCAATGAACTCTTGTGCGTCCATATTTGCAAGATTAAGTGCAATATCTTTAGAGTTATCATATTGAAAAAAATCTTTATCAATATAATCCTGCAAGTTAGCGATTTCTTTTTCTAATAATATTTTTATATCCATTTGTTTCTCCTCTTTGTTTAAACAGCTAGAGAGGTAGGGCTACTCACCTCTCTGCTGTCATCCACTTTTAGTTTTCTTCCTTCCATGTGTTTCTTTGTAGTGTTCCACTTCTAGTTATATTCCAATAACCTATAAGTGTTTCGCTTGTACCATCAGTATATTTAAAAGTAGTCGTCCATTGTTTTCTTCTTTTGTCTTTTGGATTCTTACCTTTGGTCTGAGATATACCATCAGAGTTATACCTACTAGCTCCTATGCCTGTTTGCAAGTCTGCTAGTCGTATGCCCTGCCATCTCTCTGTCTCCCAGTTAGATTCTATACCTGCAAGTAGACCTTCTAGTATGTCTTCTGCTCTTTCGTTTTCATAGTCTGGCTCAAACTTGCCATCCTCATCAACATCATAAGAATCATGTGCGTCTAGGATTTCTTGTGGTGTGAGTTTGTTAATCTCCTTCACTATGTTCTCATCACCTGCCCAGTAGTATCTACCAGTCTGGCATTTAGTTTTATCTAACAAAGATGGGAAGTGTGCTAAGACATCTGGATGTTTACCATCTACCCAGTTGCCTTTGTATCTTTTTAGTAGTGCGTCTGATTCTTCACTAACTAACAGCATGTTTAAACACTGTTCTGCGAATCGTACAATCTGTTCTCTGTTATCAAAGTAAATAGAAAAGTTTGCTTGTTCTCTGTTTCTTCTATTTTCTTTATCCTTACTGGCATACCCACTAAGACTGATACCACCTGAGTATCTGTCTGTTGTAATGTACAGTCTTTGTTTAAACACCTCACTGCCATGTCCATAGATACCATTAACATCAAAGTCTAAGAAGTCTACCTTGTCCTCTAATGTGTACTCTCTTACAGGTTTAAACCCATCTGTACTCTTCCATGGTTTCTTACCATCTACATCTACAGATTCTACATCAGCATTAAATTGTTTTGCGTCTGCAATATCCATAGCTTGTCCTTTTGTTATTGTTTCCTTTATTTGTTGTGTCATTGTTTAAACACTCTCCTTATTTCTCTTGTAATAACATCTGGTCCTGTTTCACATTCTCTATTGAATCAAGTCCATGTTGTGTTATCTTTCCATCTTTAGATATTAGATTTAGTTCTATTATCTGTTTAGCTGTTCGTCCATAGTGTCCTTGTAATGACCATGCTTGTCCACTCTTTATTAGTTTGCTAAAAAGATTCAAAGTACCTTCATAATCAAGCTCACCTGTTTCGTATGCTATTATTTGTTCTACTGTATTTGCCATTGTTCTCTCTTTCTCAGGATTCTGAAGAGATGAGTTAGGTGTGCGTTTACTTGTTTAACTCTTAGCTCCTAAGTATCTCACTCAGTAAGCAACCTTAATCTCTCCATCCTCCTAGCATTTAAGGAGTAAATAATTTGTTCAATTATCTACCTACCTACAAACTTACTAGCCTTGTGATATATACCAACAGCTATTTACAAATAATATTTAGGATAAACTTGACATGTCATTACTTGTTTAAACATGTATATAAACACCACTACATATTGTATGTCTTAAATGGCTCTGTATGAAGAATAAATGACAACTATGGATGACAGTTCCAGAACAGGTATAGTGCTCTTAAATCGTCTGTATTGTGCTCTCAGGTATAAAACAGAAAACCCCTGATTTCTCAGGGGCTCTGCACACAAGGGGGATTGTGTTATATGTATATTTCTGTCGCTTTGTCAATATTATAAATTCGGCAAGGTCGTCTTTTGTCTGCGTATCTTTGTGCATCCTGTAATGTTTTAAGCTCACTTACTTTTCTATTACCTTTTTTAGTAAAATACACAACTATGTATTTATTATCCATTGTTTATTTCCTTTCTCTGCTTGTTTAAACATGGGGGAGGTTATCCCCCATGAATAAATCTTAGACATAGCTACCTATGTTGATTTCTGATTCTACACTAGCCTCACCTTGACAGACTGGGCATGTTAGTTCTGATACTCTATTAAGAACTCCAGAACTCATATAGAATATTGTTCCAGTACCTTTCTCTCTGCTCCTATCAGTTGCACCTTCGCACCATATATCTACACAAGCACATTTGATTTGGCGTGTGCTTTGCTTTTTACCTTTGTAGACATACTTGACATAAGGATAGAGACCATTCTTTTTTAGCCATGGTGATATGACTTTAATGAACTCTGCTGATACAGTTGTAGCAGTTGGTATACCTGCTTGTTTAAACACTCCGAAGACTCCATCTAAGAACTCTCCTTTGTGTCCAGTGCCTTCGTGTAAGACAGCATGAGTTATCTCATGTGCTACTACCATTAACACTTTTACTGTTTCGTCAAGCTCCCTGGATATTTCTACCTTCCTAGTTTCTCCATTGCCTGACGCACCTAGGTAATGACATTGACCTAGTACAGCATTATAGTTTTTGTTGGACCTTCCTCTAGTATCTCCGATATGGATTCTGATACCATCCTTGCCCATTGCTCCAGAATCTCCAACATTCTTTTTAGCTAATTCTTTTACACAGAACTTAGCGAAAGAATTTAGATAATCTTCAGCAGTATTCTTTTTTGATACTGGTAATTTATTTATCCACTTTGGATAATCTTTAGTATCAATAGTCTTGAACTCACTTCGTGCTTTCATTGTTCTCCTTTGTTTGTATACTCCAGTTTACATTACTCTCAGTTTAAACAAGGTATTTCTTTTAAATTTATCTGGATGTTTAAACACGCATACCCCCCTTTGTATTAGTTTAAATTTGGTACAGTCTATATTCTATCTAGGTCATACCTAGGATATATGTATTCATATAGAATCAGAATATCTAATTATGTAATATGGGTACGCCTATGCACACATGTACATAAGCATGGGGGGGTTTAATCTGGCTCCCCTAACTACAATATATGTACCCTCTAAATATATGCTGTTAAAGGGGTACTATATGTTGTGGTACTAGATATAGTATGGTACTAAATAACACTATATATTGTGTTACCAGTAAACAATATATAAAAAAAAGGAAGAGAAGAATATAGCTAACCCTGTGTCACTCCCTCCCAAAAACCAGAATGAACTTATTAGTGAACATTTAAATATGTGAAGTAATAGCCTATTACGCTAGTTACCATGGTCCTGCTAGTCCACTTATTTAAAAGATTATGGTCCAGATTCCTTGTCTAAAAGCAGGAAGAAATCTTTGCTTGTTTCTCTACTATAACAGGTTTTACTTTTAGTGGTAGTATTTATTATGGGGTTTTTGTTTAGTAAGAGTTACCTCCTTTCGCTTACGCCCAATCACAGAAACCCCATAAATTTACTTGCATAACTTTGTTATCTGTTATACTTAAATACATCAAGAATAAGGCATAATGGATTTTTATTCATAGTCTTCCTTTCTTTGTTTGTGTAGTACGCCCTCCTGCGAAGGAGGGTTTGCTATACTACAAAGTATTATGACATTTCCTGAAGTGGCTCAAGGCAAAGCACAGTCTATATTTACCGAAGACTGTGATATATGTTTACATCCTTACTGGTCTGATGAGTTAGTAGATGGTGTATGTGAGAGATGTATTGAACATAGGCACCTAACTGAGCAGGGGTAATTATATGCAACCCAAAAAAAAATTTTTTTTACGCACTTTGTGCGTGGGGGCGAATATAATATATTTATCTAAGAAAGTCTTAGATTCGTTGTATGAGGATATAACGATTGAATAAGAAAGATAGCTAATAATTATATAGACTATGTGTCTGTGGATTGATAAGTTGTTATTTCATATTCTTTCATAACAGTACTGGACATACTGTACGAACAAGACTCCACTTCGGTGGAGTTTTGTGTTATAGTTGTATTTATGAAACATAAGAAAAAGAAAAAATCAGTAAAAGGTAAAAGAAAA